TTCGCCCATAATCTGGGTAGCAATATTTACTTTCTTACGTAAGGCTTTGACTATTCTTTCATCAACCGTATCCTCACATAGAATATCAATATAGGTCATAGGTTTTTTCTGTCCTATCCTATCAATCCTTGCTTCTGATTGTTGGCGTTTTTCCAGGTCATAACCATTAGAGTAATAAATCATAGTACTAGCGCCAGTAAGCGTAATTCCATAGCCACCGGTAGCTGGAGTTCCGACAAAGAATCGCACTTTGTCATCATGTTGAAATTTATCTATATTCGTTTGTCTTTCATTTTGAGGTGTTAACCCAAAATAATCTACACAGCAGCCCTCCCCAAATTCCGCAGTTAAAGCTTTAATGATTTGAGTAACATCATATTGATAATGAGCCCAAATAACTACTTTACCTTCTATTTCATCAATCACATCGAGCAATTGAGTCAACCGATTGTTAGGAATAGCTTGGGTAGCCCCATCATCAGATTTAAAATGACCACAGGTGATCTGGTGTAAACGCATCAATTGGGTTAATGCATTAGTAGTAGTAATAACTTTACCATTTAACTGCGCTAAAGCTAATTTCTTCATTTGCTGATAAACTTTTTGTTGATCAGCGGTTAAATTAATAACCCGTTTCATAAAAGTTTTTGGAGGTAAATCTAAACAATCATCTTTTAAAACCCTATAAGAAAAGGGTTTAAGAAGCTCGGTTAATTCCTCTAGGTTTTTAAATCCCACTATAACATCTACCTTTCTCCCATTAAAATATTGGGTTTTCATAATAGCATACCGTGTTCTAAAGGTATAAAAAGAAGCGTGATCTAAAAGATAATCATCTAAAAATTCGCATTGTTTATATAAATCTAAAGGACTTTTTGTCACAGGGGAGCCAGTTAGGATTCTCTTATATTTTGCAAGTTTTCCTAATGCGACAATATTCTTAGTTCTTTTAGCTCCTGGATTTTTAATAGTAGTAGACTCATCGACTGCCATAAAAGTGTTATGGGAATTTAAAAATCTCGCCGCAAAATCAACACCTTTCTTGGTACTAAAGGCTTCTACATTCATAATTAAAATATGAAGATCATGGCCTGTTTCAAACAACGTATTTAATAGTTTCTGTTGTTTTTGATTGATCATTGCCTGCCATAAAACAGTTACAGGTTGAATATGATCAGCTAAATGAGCAGGGAATTCCTGAGAATACCAGTTTTTATAGACTCCTTTGGGAGCTATAATTAAGGCACCATTAATCTTGCCATTATCATAGAGCATAGCAATATTATCAATAGCAACCTTAGTTTTACCGGTTCCCATTTCCATAAAGTATGCAAATACTTTTTTATTCCATGACTTTTCCAACGCAATAGTTTGATGTGCGTAGGGCTTCGTCTTAAATTTATAATTCATATTTTTACTTTCTAGTTGACAATATAAACATTAATCTCTATATTGTCAAGCATGAAAGACAAAGCGATAGTATACGTTATCCAAGAAATCCCAGGCACCAAAGAAGGTAGGCCTAAAATTAATATAATGGGCGCCCAAAAATATGGTGACATTAAGGTCTTATTAAAAGAAGACTCTCAAATTATTTTTAGTCCAGGTCCTGTTATTTTTTCTTTGCGAAATAAATTAAAAAATTTTACAAAGGAGGATTACTTACTACTTACAGGCGATCCCGCTATCATTGGTGTTGCTTGTTCTGTTGTATCCGATATAACAAATGGTAATTATAATTTGTTAAAATGGGATAGACAGGAAAAAATGTACTATCCAATTAAAATAAATCTTTACGAGAAAGGAGAAATCGATGAGTAAAGAAAACTTACAAAAACAATTTGTGGAGGATGCTCCGCAACAAGTTAACGAACTAGAAAATGTTAGAAGTCTTTCTAACTATGTAATTGATCTTCAGAAAATAGAAGGAGAGATAGAAAAAGAAGAAGCTCTTTTAAAACAAAAGAAAGAGAGAGCTGATAAAATTTCTGCAGAAGTAATTCCGGAAATTATGGAATCAATGAAATTAAAAACTCTTAAACTTCAAGATGGTTCTGCCATCGAAGTTAAAGAAGTTTATAGCGCAACTATTCCTGTAGCAAACAGGGAACGCGCTTATCAATGGCTTCGAGATAATGACCTAGGTGATCTTATTAAAAATGAGGTTACCGTTTCCTTTGGTCGTGGCGAAGACGACAAGGCTAATGAATACGCTAGCCTTGCACAGAGTAAAGGTTATCAACCTTCACAAAAACTGAAAGTTGAACCTATGACTCTTAAAGCACTGTACAGAGAGCGAGTTGAAGCAAGACAAGACTTGCCTTCTGAACATTTTAATCTGTTTAAGGGAAACAAAACAAAAATAACAAGGAGCAAATAACATGTCACAAGAGACAAGCAACAACGTTGCTACAAAAAAAGAAGGTAACTTACCAGCAAAGATTGATTTTATCAGTGATGCTGGAGCAGGACTTGAGAATATAGATAAAGACGATTTAGCTTTACCATTTCTTAAGTTGTTACAAACAGGTTCGGATGAAACTAAAAAGAAGCATGCGAACTATGTTGAAGGAGCAGAAGCTGGAATGTTTTACAATACAGTTACAAAAAAACTGTATAGTGGAGAAAAAGGTATTGAAGTAATACCTTGTTTCTACAAATTAACATTTCCAGAATGGGCACCTTTCGAAAGAAAGGAAGGTAGACCTGTAAGTCCTGATAGAGGTCCTGAAATTTTAGCTAAAACTAAAAAGGACACAGGAGGTAAAGATGTTTTAGATAATGGTAATCAAATTATCAAAACAGCTAATCACTTTGTAATCATCAGTGGAGACAAACCCGAGAAAGCTTTAATGGCTATGAAATCAACACAGCTTAAAGTAAGTAGAGGGTGGAACTCTGTGATGCAAGACCAATTTGAGTCTGATCCTAAAACAAACAAAAACGTTCCTGCACCTATGTTTTCTAGAGTTTATAAATTAAATTCTGTTGAAAACTCTGGTAGTTTTACTTGGCACGGATACAGAGTATCCCTGTTAAGAAAAGTGGATAATGCATCTGTCTATCAGATAGCTAGAGAATTCCATAACTCTTTAAAGAAAAGTAACGCTGCAGCAAACACAAAAGAAGAATCTAATTACTAGTTTTTTCTTAAGAAGAATAGGGCGGGGAAAGCGAGAGTGGAACCCGCCCGAAACCAGGGATCGTTATGGAAAAAGAGTTTATAGAATTATTTAAAGGATATGAAGGTGACTTCGGCATGGCCGACATGGCCAACACTGCACTCGATTCAGAAAAAAATAAAATTAAACCAAATTATGAATGGGCAGGACGTCCCGTCACCGATACAGATTATAGAAATCATTTATTAGGAAAAAAATCAATTGGCATTCAACCATGCCGAATAGACAGCACTGTCCAATTTGGGTGTATTGATATTGATCCACCAGATTATGGAACATTTAAAGTAGAAAATTATTTAACACTCTTCCAACAATATAAATTACCTTTAGTTCCTATACTTTCTAAAAGTGGTGGACTCCATTGTTATATATTTTTAACAGAGCCTATTCCAACTATTGATTTAATAGAAGGCTTAAAAGCTTTTCTATTACCACTGGGATTAAAACCTACTACCGAGGTTTTTCCTAAACAGAAAGAATTACAGAAGGATGATAAAGGAGACATTAAACCAGGAAACTTCATTAACCTTCCCTACTATAATAATGGGGGATCCAACCGATATGCGATAGATAAAAATAATTCTAAACTATCTTTAGAAAAATTTATAGAATTTGCTAATGCTTCTAAAATTAATAAGGAAACTTTAGATAAATTAGTAGAAGAAACTCACAGAAATATTTTACTAGGAACCAATCCAGAATTTGAAGATGGCCCACCTTGTTTAGCACTATGTTCTAAAGTTAAACTAGATGATGGCAGAGATCGATTTATGTATAACTACATGGTCTTTGCGAAAAAGAAATATAAAGACAAATGGCCCGATCAAGTCTCAAAAGCAAACTATAACTATCTAGAGGACCCTTGGGATAAAGCAAAATTAGATTCAAAACTAAAAGCATGGAAAGGAGAAACAGCAGGACATACCTGTTATGAAGATCCAATTAAAGATAAATGTATGCGAAGTCTTTGCTACAAAAGACCTTTCGGAATTAAGTCAGATTCTAATTCTGTGTTTCCAGAAGTTCAAGATTTTGAAATGATTAGTTATTCTGAACCTGAATATAGATTTAATGTCATTATGCCCAATGATGATAAATATCAAGTCATTGTGTCCAATACCAAATTAATGACCACACAAAAAGAAGTGCTTAATTTAATATGGCAACAAACCGGAACAATGTTTGAACCTTTACAACCTAAACACTTTAGAGCTAAGTTAAATGAGTGGCGAAGAAATGGTCAAAAAATTAAACCACCTAAAGGAACTCAACTAGAAGACAGACTTGAAGAAGAACTATATCAGTATTGTATTAATGGTCCACAAGCACAAGAACGAAATCAAATTCATAATGGATCTTGTTTCACAGAAGAGGGATTTCATTACTTTAGATTCAATTCATTCGTTGAACATCTAGGAAGTAGTTGGAAAATACCAGAAGAAAAAATTGCACAAAAATTAAAAGACAGATGTTTTGTAGAATTTGATCATTCATTAAATGTGGATGGAAAAACTCTTAAAGTTTGTAAAGTCAAACAACTACACGTTCATAAAATAGAATATAAACCAGTAGAAAGAAAAGGAACTAATTATTAATGCGCTATAAAGTAATAGGACCCCCAGGCACAGGAAAAACAAGAAGACTTTTAAATGAAGTACATAAATATGTTCAACAAGGTACTCCATTAGATCAGATAGGATATTTTGCATTCACTCGTAAAGCTGCAGGTGAAGCTAGAGATAGATTCCTGGCAAAGAACGAACATTTAACTAAAAAAGATATAAAATATTTTCAAACTCTTCACTCTTTGGCGTTTAATACTCTCGGATTAAAAGAAGAAAACGTTATGCAAGAAGGAAATTACAAAGCAATTGGCGAAACATGTGGCATTCAAATTAAATATGCAGCCTATGAAACTAATAGCTTTAATGGAATTTTTTCATCCAACAGCGAATACCTTAGTTTAATTAACTTAGCCAGGGTAAAACAAATTTCTGCAGAACAACAATTTGATTTAAATGAACACTTAACTTGGATCACTAGAGGAAAACTTACAGCCATCGAAAAAGAAATAAATAATTATAAACATACGCATGGTCTAATTGATTTTACCGACATGGTTCAAAAATTTTTAGACAAAGGAAAGTCACCTACATTTAAAGTTATATTTGTTGATGAAGCCCAGGATCTATCTTTAATTCAATGGTCGATGATTAAAAAAATTGAAGAAGAAACTAAGTGTGATGTATGGATAGCTGGCGATGATGATCAAGCTATTTTTGGATGGGCCGGTGCAGATGTTAATTCCTTTATTAAATGGCAAGCTAGAAACATTGCGTTAACAAAATCTGAAAGAGTACCTCGTTTAGTTCAAGATAAAGCCTTGAGAATTATTCAACGAATTTATATTAATAGAATACCCAAAGATTATTTACCGAAAGATGCTGAAGGAAATATTTATCAACGATATAAAATAAATGACATTGATATGACTAAAGGAGACTGGTTAATACTAACCAGAACCAAATCATTATGGAAACCAATTCCTCCCTTTCTAAAAAGAAAAGGATTATATTTTAATACTGTGGAAGGAAATAGTATAGGAAAAACTTTATACGAAGATATTCAAACCTGGAATGAACTTATACAAGGAGTAACACCACCGGATATAAAAAGACAAAGACTAGAAGAACTTACAGGAGAAACAAATTTTAATATTCATCTTAGTTGGGACCAAGCTTTTAAAAATGTTGCACTTGCTAAACGAGATTACATGAGAGCTATGCTACAGAATGGAGAAGATTTATCCAAACCTCCTCGAATAAAAGTATCTACGATTCATGGAGCTAAAGGCGGCGAAGCAACTAATGTAATTTTATTTTTAAATCAAACGGCGAATACTATCAAAGGTTCTAAAAAATCTCAAGCAAAAGAAGAAGAAGAATACAGAGTTTGGTATGTAGGAATTACACGAACCATAGAAAATTTATATTTAATAAAATGTAAAAACAAACTGAAAGAATTTAAAATATGAGGTGTGTATATATTATTTGTGAAAAAGAAAAAATGTTTACAAGTAAAAAAAATAAATGTAACGCTTTATATGTTGGCGAATCTAAAAACTTTGAAGAAAGAAAAAAAGCATATATGAAAAAACATGATAATGAACTTCATTATAGGCTTTGGAAATATTTATTTCCTAAAAGCAAAGAATATTTGTTAAAAAAAATTGTTCTTACTGAACATATTAAGTTTAGACTTATGCAATCCCCTAATTTTCAAAATGATGATTATAGAAAAGAAGTAGAAGGCTACTTTATTGAAAGACTTAATCCATTATTAAATAAATCTAAAAGAGAGGGTAAATTTGAAAGAACTTTTAAAAAATTTAAAAAATCTTCTTTAACTTGGACAGATTACGAGGATGATTATACGGAGCATTTTTTCGAATGGTATGAGGATAGAACAGATATAGGCGATACCGACACCATTTACCATTGTAAAAAGAGGGACTGGTTCCTTAGAAATAGTGAGTTAGGACAAGAAGCAAGAGAAATAAATCGTAGTAAAAAATTTAGTAGTTGGAAATGGAAAAACGAACTGCATCTTAAATTTGATTTATGGAGGACTGATGGAGGAGAATGGAGAAAGGGACTAAAGTTTTGATATAATGCCACACACCATTACCAGTGAACTTGTTTTATTATCAATGATGACATTTTATTTTGGCATCAAACTATATTTATATTTTATATTATGAAAAATCCATACGATAAACAAATTGGCGGATCACATT